GGTGCTTCAATTTTATACTCGGGTATTGCGTGAAGAAGAAACAGAAGAAGTTGCATTACCAGCTGGTGATGATGTTATTACTGTTGAGAAGAAGCCGAGCTTTAAAGACAGATTAAGTGCTGCTAAAGAACTGATGAAGCGTTATCCACTTAGTGACCCAATGGTACAAGCTCAACTGAAGAAGCTGACTGCTGAGGCAGATATTGCAGAACGTAAGGCTGAACAATTGAGTAATGATGTAACCGATGACTTAACAATCAATATAGTTAGAAATGATAGGAGCATAGGGAATGAAGAAGCAAATAACAATTAATGCTGACAACATGATATGCCCTCATTTTGATCGGATACTGTTTTCTCATTGCTTAAATAAGGTTCTAAAAGGCGGACGTGGATCTACTAAGTCTTCTGTAATTAGTATTCAATTAGTGATGGATTTTTTACAGGATTCACAAGCTAACGTTTTAATTATGCGTAAGGTTGCCAATACGATTGAGTTGTCAGTTTATGAACAGATTAAATGGGCCATTTACATGTTGCATGTAGATAGCCTTTTTGAGTTCAAAAAATCACCATATCGAATTGTTGATAAACGCAACGGAACGGCATTCTATTTTAGCGGAGTTGATGACCCACAAAAGCTAAAATCAATGATAATAGCGCATGGATATGTACGTTATCTTTGGTTTGAAGAATTAGCTGAGTTTGATTCTTGGCAAGAGGTTGATATGGTACGAGCTTCGTTTACTCGTAAGCAACTACCACCTGGCGCTCACGTTGTTACGTATTATAGTTATAATCCACCTAAAAATCCCTATGAATGGATTAATGAGTGGGTTACACAACGGGAAGGGATGTCTAATTGGTACGTTGATCATTCAACCTATGAGGACGTTACGCTTCCCAACATCTTGTCACAAGATTATATTGATGAAATCAATACCGTTAAGCAAAATAATTATGACTATTACCGTTGGATGTATCTTGGGGAAGTTATCGGGCTTGGAACTAATATCTATAACATGGATAACTTCCAAGCTATTGATAAATTACCCACAGATGATTACATCACTAATGTTTATTATTCTGTTGATACAGGGCATGAAGTTTCGGCAACCACTTGTGGGGCTTATGGTTTAACTAAAAAGGGTAATTTGATATTGCTTGATACTTACTATTACAGCCCACAAGGTAAGTCACATAAGAAGCCACCTAGCGAACTGTCTAAGGACTTAAAAAACTTTATTGATAAAGTCACCGAGTGGATAGGAAAACAGCCTACACGTATGACTATCGACTCAGCAGAAGGGGCGTTAGATAATCAGTTCTATAATGATTACGGTATTCACTGGCACAAAGTTAATAAGCTAAAAAAGGTAGATATGATCGACCGAGTGCAAGATTTACTAGCACAAGGTCGTTTTTATTATCTGAAACGTCCTGAAAATGAAATCTTTATTGCTGAACATCAGAAATATCAATGGGATGAAAATACATTACAAAGTGACGATCCCAAAGTCATTAAGGAAGATGACCACACGTGTGATATGTTCCAATATGTTGTGCGGGATAATGAACGAGACTTTGGTCTGAAGTGGTAGGAGGTGACACAATGAGCTTTCTAACAACACTGAAGAATCTTATATGGAAGGGAGGCGCTAAGTTAGGTATGACTAAGAGCTTAACTAAAATTACTGATGATGAACGAGTGGCAATTGCTGAATCAGAGTACACTCGTATTCAAGAAGCTAAAAAATATTATCGTGATGATTTACCGGTTGTCTGGTACCGAAACAGTTACGGTCATAAACGACACCGCAAAATGAATACGTTAAACATCACTAAGTTATCAGCTAAACGACTAGCTTCAATCATCTTTAATGAACAATGCGAAATATCGTTAAAGGATCATGCTAACGATGAATTACTTAGCCAGATTATCGACGATAACCATTTCAATTTGCAATTTGAGCAGCATTTGGAAACAGGTGTTGCACTAGGTGGATTAGCCGCACGTCCTTATGTTGACGACCAAGATAACATTCGTATTGCCTGGGCTAATGCTGATCAGTTTTATCCACTACATAGCAACACTGATAATATCAGTGAATGTGTTTTTGCTAGTCGTTCAGCTCGAACCGAAAATAAGCAATTAGTTTATTACACCTTGTTAGAGTTCCACCAATGGCTAGACACCAATACCTATCAGATTACCAACGAATTGTATCGCTCGACTGAACGAGATGTTGTCGGTCAATCTGTACCGCTTAGCACTCTCTATCCAAAGATGCAGCCAACTATCACCTTTAATAACGGGATTATTAAAAAGCCTTTGTTTGCTTACTTCCGTACACCGGGAGCTAATAACAAAGACCTTGATAGTCCGCTTGGTATGGGGATTGTTGATAATTCAAAGAACATTATTAATGCGATTAACACTACCCACGATGAGTTTGTACATGAAATCAAAATGGGGAAACGCCGTATTGCGGTTCCTACTGAAATGCTAAGACCGGGTAACAAGTTCGGCAATACTACAAATGATGATGAAACACATCCGCTCATGTTTGACCCCGACATGGATGTGTATGAACAATTCTATGGGGATGCTGACAACATGAATATTACCGATTTAACTAGTGATATTCGAACTCAGCAATATAAGGAAGCAATTGATTACTTCTTACGTGAGTTTGAAGAGCAGACCGGATTTAGTGCCGGTACATTCTCATTTGATGGTCAGTCAGTAAAAACTGCTACTGAAATTGTTAGTGAGAACTCAACCACTTATCAAACCCGTTCAAGCTATCTGACACAAGTTGAACTGTTTCTTAATCAATTAGTTACAGCTATTTTAGAAGTTGCTAGTACACCAGAGTTCTTCAGCGATGGTCAAGCAAGATGCAAGTTTAATGCTGATGATGAATTAGGATTAAGCGTTCATTTTAACGATGGCGTTTTTGTTGATAAAGACAAACAGCAAACTAACGACTTAGCGCTTGTTGCAGCTGGCGTTATGCCAAAACTGCAATTCCTAATACGTAACGAGGGATTAAGCGAAGAGGACGCTCAACAATGGCTTCAACAAGTTCAAAAGGAGCAACCAGAGTATACGTCTAACAGTTTTGAAGAGAATAGGGGACCAGATGGTGACGATGATGTAGGAGCTGATTAATCATGACCGCACGTGACGACTTCCAAAAAGCCGGTAATAAAATCATCGACCTTTACGAACAACTGCAATCACAGATATTTAACACGATTATTGACACGTTAAAGGCTGGAGATTACAAGCACGTTAGTAAAGATGATGTTGTTACTTGGCAGGCGAAACAGTTAGCTCAAATGGGAAAGCTTAATCGGCAAACTATGAAGCTAATTGCACATGCTGATGGCTTAAGTGAAAAAGCAATCAAGGACTTGATTAAGTTTCATGGTATTCAAGTAATCAATGAAGTTGATGGCGAGCTGCAAGAGGCAACAGGGCGAAAAGAACCAGTATCTAGTGACACCCAGAATGTTCTCACAGCCGTTGTAAGCCAAACTTGGACTGATTTGAACAATAACATTAATGAATCATTAATCAGCCGTAACTATGGAGCTACGGCAACGACAAGGGTATATCGGCAGATACTTACTGAATCAACATTGGCAACGGTATCTGGTCTAATGACTCACCAAAAAGCTGTCGAAAGTGCGGTCTATCGTGCAGTTGATCACGGCTTACCTACAAGACTAGTTGATAAAGCCGGTCATAACTGGAGCATTGAGGGTTATTCTCGAATGGTAATCAATACGACAGTTAATCGGACTTACAATGACTTACGGCTTAGCAGGATGAAGGACTTTGATATGCACTTAGCATTGATGAGTAGTCACCCGAACAGTCGACCGGCTTGTGCTTGGATTCAAGGTCACGTGGTTAATATCGTTCCGCCTGAAAGCCCTGATTATAACGACAAGTACGATAGTATTTATAATCATGGCTACGGTGAGCCGTCAGGAACACAGGGTTGACTTTTACGCCCTGTATAAACATTGTGAACCTTATTACTCAAGGGTGTTTTATCGGTATTAATTGTATACACTTACGGAATTAAGTGTTAGTATATTAATAGAGAGATAAAGCTAACGGGGAAAGCCCATGCGGTCAATCCCGTGCCAAGTTTAAGCGAGGTTCCAACGATGAAAAAGATAACTGGTATTTATAAGATTACTAATCTCAAAAACAACAAAGTGTACATCGGTCAAACAACTAATTTTCATCAAAGAAAGCTAGATCACTTCAAAGCAACTTCAATTCATCAAAGACCAATTGAATTACACAAAGAAATTCAAAAAGATAAAGGCAGTTTTTCGATGGTCTTGATTGAAGAGTGTGATGCTGAACAGCTTGATGAAAGGGAGAAATACTGGACTGATGTATATGCCCAGACTCACGAAATGTATAACAAAGTGAGTGGAGTACCTTCTCAAGATAAAATTTTGAGAAAGAAAAAAAGTAAACAATTTGCTGAAATGAATGTAAAAAATTGGAGAGATCCAGAATATAGAAAAAAGAAAAGCATTCAATCTAGTAAGTTGCAAAAGCAGAGATTAAAAGATCCAAAATATTTAAAAGAAAAAAGTAAACAACTAAAGAAATATACTGACAGTATTAAGAAACACGTTGCTCAATATGATAAAGACAATCATTTGATTGCTGTTTATGATGGTGTCAGGATTGCAGAACGAGCAACAGGCGTTTCAAGTCAGTCAATTTCTAAAGTTGCTAAACACCAGAAATATAGAAAAACGGCTGGTGGTTATCGTTGGGAGTTTGTTTAAAAAGGTGTAGAGACTATCGAAAGAGCATGTGCCGTCTGAAATGGCGGCTTTTAATATGCAATCAAGTAGAGTAAGCCAGAAGATGAGTTGCTGGCTGAAGTGCAATGCGAGGGGAACACCCCTTAGAAGATATAGTCCGAACCTAGTAGCAATACTAGAAAATCATAAAGATAAATTGTCGTCACAGCCTATTCCCTTTTGTTCCAGGTGTTAACGAGAATCACCAACCACAATACGACCCCGAAAAAGCTATTAAGAACGGGAGGATAGTTCAGAAACAACGAGCACGTGAACGGGCTATTAGAGACGCTAAACACCGCCTAGTAGCTGCTAAAGAATTAGGCGATGAAGAACAAGTGACTAAGTGTAAAACGCTGATACGGGCACGACAGGCGAACATGCGAGAGCTTATCAAGCAAACAAACGAAAATCATAAAACACCAATTCTTACCCGTGATTACAACAGAGAAAAAATTGTTAATTAATATTTGACCTGAGCAAGTCGTTAAAAGGCTCTTTTGTTATGCAATCAATTCTCGGAGTTCGTAACTCCGTAAACAACTAACGTAAAGGAGAGATCGCAATGAAGCGTGACGATTTAAAGGAACAAGGACTTAATGAGACTCAGATTAATTTTGTAATGAGCCAAAATGGAAAAGATATTAATGCATTGAATGAAAAGATTACAAGCTTAACTAATGAACGTGATGGTTTGCAATCACAAATTGCTGACCGTGATAATCAGTTAAACGACTTGAAGAAGTCTGTTAAGGATAACGATGCGTTAAAGGACCAGATTAAGCAGTTACAAGATGATAACAAAACGGCAACGCAAAAGTACCAAGACCAGCTTGCTAGTCAAAGTAAGAGTTTCAAGATTGAGGGAGCTTTGCGTGATGCCAAGGCCAAAAACATTAAGACTGTACTTCCATTAATCGACACTGACAAAGTGAGTGTGAATAAGGATGGATCATTGAACGGTCTATCAGAACAGATTGACGCTGTAAAAAAGGATAATAGTTTCTTATTCGATGCAGAACAACCTAAGCCAAACATTTCATTAAGCAATAGGTTTAACAATGGCGGTAATGATAGTTCCGGCAGTGATGATATCGTAAGTAATATCGCTCAACGAATGCAAGAAGCTAAGGATTAAAGAAAGAAGGAAAATTAAATGCTTGCACTAGATCAAAAAGACTTAAATGCAATTGATGAACAATTTGCAGCTGATTCTCAAATTTGGCAACCGTTGACTGGTGGTGCTAAGTCAATTACTGCTGCCGATTTTACTGGAGTTCATACTGTACGAGTAAACAAGCTTTCAGGCTTTGTTGAAGCGGCAAAGTATAATCGGAATGGTGATAATGCTCGGCATAATGTTAACGTTGAAAAGGAAACGTTTGACCTCACCCAAGAAGATTGGATCGGATATGACCTTGATCAACTTGATATGAGCGAAAATGGTGCCTACCAAGTGGCTAACGTTGTTCGTGAACATCAACGGTTAATTACTGTTCCTCATCGTGACAAGTTCGCTGCTCAAAAGATTTATGACACCGCTAAGAACGGTGGAAAATTAGTTACTGACACAATCACTAGCGATAATGCTCTTGATGCCTATGATGACCTTGAACAATACATGATTGATAATGAAATTCCTGGTGGTTATGTTATCTTTGCTTCTGCTGGTTATTACCGGGCATTAAAGAACGCTAAGGGTGTTACTAAGAACTTCTCTACTAACACTCAGCAAATTAACGGGATTGACCGTCGGGTAGGTCAACTTGATGGTGGAGTTCCTATCCTTACTTGTGCTAAGGACCGTATTTCGGGGCTAACTATTCCTGACAACGTTAACTTCATGGCGGTACCACTCTATGCATTAGCACCAATCGTTAAGTATGATACTGTTGATGTTCTTGACGCTTCCACTGATCGTTCTGGTTATCGGACAACCATTAAGGGATTGTCATACTACGATATTCTAGTATTTGATAACGCCAAGAAGGCTATTTATGTAGCAGCTTCCCCAAAAGCGTAGCCCCGTCAACTGATAGTGGAACGACAAATGTTTCACCATCTAATCAAGGCGGGGAATCGGTCCCAGCTTTTGATCCAAGGGGTAGCGTAAAGCCAACGACTGCTCAAACGGTAGATCAAATTAAGGCTTATATGGACGCTCACGGCTTGTCTTATACCTCAACGATGAGCAAGGATGATCTACTCAATGTAGTTAACGGTGGTGGTAAGTAATGGCTTATCCGGCACACTTAACTTTTAGTGAGTATTCAGATTTAGGATATACAGAGCTTAAATCTCCTTCTGATTTTGATTTAGTTGAGAAACAAGCTCAGCGAGCGATTGATGGCGTAATTGATTACTACTATAACGATCATGATATTAGCCAAGATAAGAATTTAAAGCGAGTAGATGCTTATAAAGCAGCTATCTGTGAACAAATTGATTTCATTGTTGAAACAGGGATTACCTCCTCATATGTTAACGGGGATGACTTCAATAGTATTTCGATTGGTCGGCTGTCCTTACAGCCAACTAACCATGCATCAACAAACGGAATGATTCATGGTGTTTGTCATGAAGCTTACCGTTTATTAGCTCATTATGGTTTGCTTTATCGTGGTCGAGGGAGTGATTGGTATGTTGCCACGCATTCCTAAAAAGATGTGTAATCAATCTATAGCGCTTCAAGTGCCAACTGGGGAAGAAGATGATTACGGTAAGCAAAAGACTGTGGAGCAGGCAATCAACAACGTGTTAGTTCAACCACAGACAATTTATTCAGGTTCGAGTAACAGCCGGACAATCACAGCTAATGCGATTGTCTTTTTGTTTGCTGATATTTCGGATCCGTTGCCTAAAATCACCCCTGATTGGGTCGGAGTTCACCTTAAATTTGAGGGACGTGATTACACGATTACTAACATTGTGGATAATCGAGAGCCTTATAGTAACAAGGTTTATTCATACGAACTGGAGGTGCTGTAATGAGTGTACGGGTTAGTTATAACGGTAAGAAGTTAGCTGATGTTTTAAGCGGACGGTCATTACAACGAGCGCAATATATACTTGTAAATCAAGTAGCAGCCGATATGGATCAATTTATTCCATACAAGGAAGGGCATTTGGCAAAACAAATAGCTATTAGCCTTGATGGTAAGTCAATTCTTTACACGGTGCCGTATGCTAGAGCTCAATTCTATGGGTTAATTACTAACCGTAAGACTGGTAAAGTATCTCAAGTCCAAAACTATACGCCAACGGAGGGGCGTTCTCCATCAAAGCGCTGGGACTTAAGGGCTAAGTCTTTGTATGGTGACGTTTGGGCTAATAAGGTTATGAAGAGCTTATTGGAGGGAGAATAATGGAGTTAAAAGAACGAGTGAAAGACTCAATTAATTCACTAGATCTACCGCTTAAGTGCTTGCTTGGCTACTTGGATGGTAAGCATGATCCAGAGCTACGTTTGCAAATGTTACCGGGTTCTAATGTGATTGAAGTTGATTACGCTGGTAACAAAACCGAGCAATACCTCATGGAAGTAATCATGCGAGGTAGCGATGAAGGATTAATTAATCAAGTACTGTGGCAGATTGCTAACGTGCTTGGTGATAACGATTTTAGAGTCATCTCAAAAGATGGCTCTTTTGTTTTCAGTACCTTAGAGATCGCCTCATTCCCACACCCAACAATGGCAGATAACACCGGGACGATAACGTATGTTTTTGATTTTAAGATTACGGTTGATACTTTTGAAAAATAAGAAAGAAGGATAAATTATGGCTGATGAAAATGTAACTCCAACAAGTGCAGCAGGAACAGCGGGTAATGTAGTACCACAACCTGCTGGCACGACAACGAACAACAATTCTCTAGCAGGTGACGATACTGCACCTACTAATATCGGTAAGTTCTTACTGAACTGGCAAAACAAGATTGAAATTGCTACCGATGGTTTAGATAACGTTAACGATATTACTAAGGCGGCATGGGCACGTTTGGCAGCTGGTATTAACAACTTAACGCCAGCCGAAAACGACACCACCGCTAACGATGAATACTACGATGGTGAAGGGTTTGGGACTTCCGATGTTACTTCCAAGCGTTACCAATTCACTGTTGCTGGTCACCGGGTATACGGTGATAAGGCACAAGACTACATTGCTTCTAAGATGCTAGAAATTGGTGACAATCTTAAGACCCTAATGCGAGTTACCTTTGCGGATGGCTCACAAGTCTATGGCATTGTTACCCTAACTAACATTGTCCCAGCTGGTGGTCAACCGGGCGCTAAGCAAACGTTTAGTTTTGTAGCCGTGTTCAACGGTAAGCCTAAGTTTGTCCCAGCAAGTGCTAAGAAGTAGTAATTAAGGAATAACAGAGACGAGTTAAAGTGAGACGATAGGAGGATACATAAAATGTCAGTAATTAATCTTGATAAGCAATTTCAATTTAATCCTGAACGAGAAGTAATCATCGGAGGCAAGACCTATAAGCTAGTGTTTAATGATGCACTAGAAGAAAAACTTACTAATCTTCAAATTACAATGCTTTCCGCAATGGAAAACTTGAACAAGAAACAAGATAAGTTTGTTAATTCAATGAGTTTAGATGAACGTAAGTCGCTAGTAAAGAAGTCCTTAGCTAACGCTTTAAGTGATCTGAAGAAATCACTAGATGATGTTTTAGGCAAGGGTGAGGGTGAACGATTATATAAGTATTATCATCAATCAACTTATGCTTTAGGTACTATTGCTCATGAAATTATCAAAATTGATGATGAAGTTAACAGTGAAAAGAAAGTCAACTTTAACAAGAAGAAAAAGGCAGTTCGTGATCACTACACTAAGAAGCGTGATTAACGATGCTCTCATTAACAGAGTCTTTAGTCGATAAGTTAAATTATCATGGTAAGACTTATCAACTTGACCTTGCATTTGACACAGTTCTGA